GAGAGGCGGCTTGATGTGCTTAACAATATAATTAATCAACTTGATTTTGTCTTAGAGGATAACGGGTTCATGAATGACGGGCGACACGTTGTCACATACAGCGACACGCCGCCGGAGCAAGATTATAAATTTAACAAAATACCAGAATTAAACCCCATCGATGTGACACAGCGGGCCTTTTTCGGCGCCGTTGATTTTATTTTGGCAACAGGGAAAAACAAAGATGAAAAAAGATAATCAAAACTCAGGGGCGGTTATTATTGGGTGTGCGTTGGCGTTGTGTGTTCTTATCCTTGCAGCGTCTTGGTTGTTTGGCGGGTGCTCGTCTGGGCGAATCATCCAGACTGATGACATATACGACGACGCCGGCGAAAGAATAATCGGGCAACAACGTATAGAAATATATAAGAGAACGCCGCCTTTTTTTAAAGATGTAACTTTGCACGAGGTGGAGATTGAGCAAGCAAGCGATGGGTATCGAATAAGAGCAGGGCAACGGATCGACACGGAGACACAGGAGGGCCTCTGGAATATTATTAACGGATTAATCGAGAAAATCCCGGGGCAATAATCTATTAAGCAGAAGGAGCAGACAATGCAAGGAGAAACAAAGGGAATCATCGCATCAAAATTAAATTGGGTCGGCGTCGTCGCCGTATTGATTGCGCTACAAGATAAGATCACCGGCGTAGGGTTGAGCGAGGGGGCGGAGACAATCCTTGTCGCTGCGCTCGGAGTCGCCGTCGTCGTGTTGCGGACGTGGTTTACCTCGACGTCAATTTCAGGAATTAGATAATACAACCCCTCTCCTATTCTTTTTGACCCCCGTTTGGGGGTCTTTTTTTTATCTTTTTTTTATCTTTTTTTTAACACCCCCACAACCCCAAGCCCTAAGTCCAGTCATGTAAAGCGGTTATGTTGTAGGAATATACCAAAGAAAAGACTTGACATGCAGGGATAAAGGGTGCAGTATACATACATAATGAATAACAAATCAAAACGAAAGGGAGAAAAAAAAATGAAAACCATCAAAATCAACGAAGTAGAAAAAAGGTTAGAAAAAAAAGGAACAATTTTTTATCTCCAAGGAGACACGGTGATTATGAGCGCAGTTAATCCGGGAGAGACAACAGCGCACATTGAGGCGATGCACTATTCGGTAACGAGTGTAAACGCTGCTGTTGCTCTAAAGGCGGCGGCAGTATTAGCCGACGACGAAAAAATGGCGGAAAAATGGGAATATGTACATTTCATGGGTCGTCAATTTGGATGGACTTGATTTTCCCTGGAGGGCTTGGCTTTCGTCAAGCCTTCCGATGGCAAATCAAAAAAACGAAAAGGAGAAAGAAAAAATGGAAAACACTAGCACTTACAACGGATGGAAGAATTACGAGACTTGGAACGTTTCCCTCTGGATCGGAAACAAAGAATTCTTGTACGACTACGCCCGCTTCTGCGGGCGGCGGGGCCGCTCTGGGTACAAGTATTTTGTTGAGGCGTTAATACAGGGGAATGATTATGATATCGTTAACCATAAAACGCCAGACGGCGTACTCTGGAACGATCCGGCGCTTGATATTGAGGCGCTAGACGAGATGCTGGCAGAGATTGCCGGCTGACCCGCTCTGATGAGCCGATAATCGGCGAAACCCCGCAAGGGGTCAGCGGGAAAAAATAAAAAAGGAGATAGAAAAAATGAAGAAGAAAACGAAAAAAGTTAATATTAACACCATAGCCCGCCGGCTATGGGAGTGGAGGGGGATTAGGTACGAGCGGCAGGGGGATCAGATCATCCTCTGCGCCGTTGACAATGAGCGCGACGTCATATCAAGGACGCCGTGTCATTGGTCATGCCAGGATATCAACGAGTTAGTAGCCTGCGGCGCCTCAACGGTGCTGCAGGACGGCGAGAGGATCGCCGACAAGTATAAGGAGGTATCATGATGGCTCTAGCCCTCCTATTAGCATTCGGCGCAATTATCGCCCTCCTAGCCGGGGAGGCCCTCTGATGTATGAGTGGGGGAGCGGCCGCACTTGGTTATGGTGCGGAGGGTGCCGAGAATGGTGGGAATTAATCCGCAAGTACGGCCCAGACGAGGACGCAGCGTGCCCAGTGTGCGGCGAGGAGTTGCTGGAGGAAAAAGAAAGGAGGAGGTCATGAAGGAAGCAAGAAAGGTACAGTTGCCTTTAATAATAGAGGCGCAAGACTTGATCCTTGACGCCGTCAACAAGATACAGTCGGCGGTCAAGGGGTCGGAGGACGAGGAGGGGGTCGTTGATTATATACTACCCATCCTCCGGGGGTTGGTTGGGCTAGATGGCCCGCCGTATTGTCATCTACCCCAGGGGGGGGCCTGGAACCTTGAGGCGATTGTGAGCGAGGAGCGGAAGCGCCGCAGGGATAGGGCGTTAATACAGAGGACAACGGAGGGGATAAAATGCAAGAAATAAACAGGAGCATAGAGAGGGACATTGAGACATTAACAGAGGACGACCACAGGGAGGGGCTAGCCGCCCTTGTTTACCGCGGCGAAGTTGGGGCGTTCCTTGATGTTATGGGGGAGGCGTTGCCGCTAGATCCTGATGCAATATTGGCAAGGCTTGACAGCGTCAACGACAGCGTGTCGTTGTTGCTATCGCAATGCCTGGCGCATCGGCGGCTTGATGGCGGTCGCGACTTTAACATGCTGCGGTTGTCGCTCCAGGCGACTAAAAACGAATTGACTTGTGCCATAACATCGGCGCGAAAATTTAAGGACAGAAGGAGGGGTAACGAATGACAGAGCAAACGGAGAAAAAGGGCAAGAAAAAGAAAGCGATTGAGGAGAGACCCGCAGGCGTTGGGTTTGGCGCCGAGCAACTCGAGCAACTAATGCAGAACCCGCCGCAAGATGCGATCAAGACAAGGGTGCAGGCGGGCCGGGAATTGTCTTACCTTGAGGGTTGGTATTGCATCGACACCGCCAACAAGATATTCGGCCACTCCGGCTGGAGTTCTGAAATTCTTGTCATGCGGGAGACGGTGCAACACAAGGACGGCGATCAATGGTTGGTCGGGTATGTCGCCCGGGTGAAGGTGACGGCGGGCGGCGTATCTCATGAGGGGGTTGGGTTTGGCTCGGGTCAAATGCGCTCGCTCGCTCAATCTAGCGAGTTAGCGGGCAAGGAGGCGGCGACGGATGCAACCAAGCGGGCTCTTATCCATTTTGGCTCCCCGTTCGGGCTGTCTCTATACGGTGCAAAAAGCCAGGAGACGGCGACAGGGTACAGCGACCCCGCCCCGAGAAGCAATGGGGGCAACGTTTCCCCGAGCACTAAGCAACTTGAATACATAGACAAGTTGCTTGCCGGCGCTAACATGACGGCGCCACAACTAGAGCCTTTATTGCTTGACAATTTTGGGGTCAAGACTGCAGCACAACTTGACCGCGGGGAGGCGTCCGACCTCATAGGGTTTCTGAAGGATAACAAGCCCCTTCCGGGTGCTGGAAAACATAAAGAAACAAGCCAGGAGGAACCGCCGCCCGTTGATGAGATGGAGGTGCCATTTTGAGCGCACGAGATGAGATAGCGGCACAAGTTGAGTCGCTCCCGACTATGTGGGACGGCAAGAATTGCGTCCTACAGATGAGAGAGGGGGGCGACAAGTGGAGACAGACCGAATGGCCCGGGTGGTATTTTCATCACTGGATGAAAACGGTTCTGGATAAGAAAATAATCGAAACCCCAGGCCCAAAAATTGGAGCGACTTCTTTTTTTGGGTTTGGGGACGGCGTACCGTGGACGCTGCGGACTCATGCACTAAACGCCCAGGCGTGGGGGGCCCGGTATCGGTTGCCGGCCCCCGAGCACTCGGTGATATTATACGACACCGACGCAACAGAGGCCGCCCTTGCGGCGTTTGGGAGGATCGGCGTTGTTATCTTATGCGGCGAAGCCGTGTGGGATTCTTCTGGGAGTTTCCGGCGGTGGCACAACGCCCTCAAGGGCGAGGAGTCTTCTTTTGAGATCGACCGAAAGAAGAGGGGCGCACCGTCTCGACACCGCAAGAGGGCCTTTATTCTTAAGGGGTTTTTAATTTTCTTTTTATCGCCTGAAGGACTCTCTAAATGTGGTTCCTTCCAGAAGGGCCTGAGAAATAAAGACGGTGCGCCGAGGCGCTCAAAGGTGACAATCACCCTCGGCGACTACCGAGAGCACTACAAGAAATTGACAAAAAGGGGGGAGTAAATGAAGGATTACTTGATGCCGGAGAAATTGTCAGAACTAAGGAGAGTTACCAGGACGATGCACGAGCACGACGACCCCATTCCAACCCCCTATGGGGCTTATACTCCCCGGGAGTGGCTAGAGAGGGAGGCGCAGCGATACATCAAGCAAGGAATCCGGGCGGAGGTGTTCGACCGTCCTGGAGCCTTGCGGGGCGGGGGAAAGAGAATCGCCCTATACGTTGACGAGCATCAACTGGCGGACAGTTGGTTGTTGATGGAGTCGGACAAAAAAATGAAAGGAGAAGGAAATGGTTAGCAGGCAAAGAAAGTGGCAACTAAAAAAGCGTGACAAGGGCTTGTGTGAAATTTGTGGAAAAAGGCCGCAAAAGGGGAAAGCAAGAACCGTCGAGGACACGGCGTCATCCGAGCGCCTCACGGTGTACCGTTGGCACCGCCTCTGCAACGTGTGCAGCGACAAGCGCAAGGCGCAAAAAGCAAAAACCCGGGATGCACTAAGATTAATCCAAGCCGACAGTAGAGACGCTGCAACCGCTGCGGGGTTGAGTTGTTGCCGGTGTGGTCATAATTGGCAACCAAGGCAAACGGAAATCAGAGTCTGCCCAAAATGTAAAAGCCCTTATTGGGACAGGGTGAAGGGAGGGCGCAATGGCGAGACCTCAACTTGATAATGGTTATACTAAGATAGCGAATGAGTTGCTTGACGCCCTATGTGGTATCCGAATATCTGGAGAAGCAACGCAAGTCCTTTTTGTTATCTTGAGAAAAACATACGGCTACAACAAAACAAAGGATCAGATCTCTTTATCTCAAATATGCGGCCTGTCGGGGTTGAGTAAGTCTTGCGTGTGCAGGGCGATTAGGAAATTAATTGATATGAGATTAATTGTTGTCAAAAAAGACAACAAAAAAATAACAACCTACTCCATTAACAAGTTTTACCGCCAATGGATTCCGTGTGCGAAAAAGATAACGTGTGCAATAAAGACAATAGACGTTGTCAATAAAGACAATAAACCGTTGTCAATAAAGACACACACAAAAGACAATGTTACAAAAGACAATATTACAAAAGACAATGGCGCTTTTGTTGACTTTTGGAACGCCTACCCAATTAAGAAGGGGAAGGTTGCAGCGACTAAGGCATTTAATCGGTTGATCAAGGAGGGTGTGTCCCCTGATGTTATAGTTGAGGGGGCGAAGCGGTACGCGCAAGAGTGCAACGGCCGGAAAGATTATGTTAAATACGCGCAAGGGTGGCTCAATGGGCGGCGCTGGGAGGATGAGAACGGGACGGCGGAGAGTGCGCCATCTAGTACCGCTTCGCCGACTCTTGAGGAGTTAGCAAATAGGCCGGGGAACGAATGGATGAAAGACACGCCGCAGAAGCGCCGCGAGTACCATTCGGGTCGGAAGGTGCGCCCATGATACCATCCTACGTTGACCCGGAATTTTGCGCCCTCGGCGCTATGATTATGGATAGGGACTCCCGGCAGTTGGGTTTATCGTTGTTGAGTTCGAGCCATTTTCAACCAAAACTGGCCCCAGTTTTTGAAGCAATCAAAGAGTTAGAGGATAAGGGGTCGCCGGTTGATATTGTTTCGCTCATGGCCCAAGTTGGGAAGCCGGACGACAGGGACGCCGCCGCTTTTCTGTCTGAGATTATCCACTCGACGTCGACAAGCCAAAACATCGAACACCATTCGATGCTATTGGTTGAGCGCGAGAATATGCGAGCGCTAAAAAGTGCAGTTAAGGAAAACTTAAACATCGACGATCCCTCGCTGATGGTTGCGGGGTTGCAGCGTGCGGTTGATGATCAAATAAAAAACACCCCCGGAGGGGAGACGGCGTCAATACAAGATTTATTGGGGGAATCAATGGACAAATTCGACAAAGGGAAGCCCGCAAACGTTGTCAGGACGGGCTTTTATGACATTGACCGCTTGCTTGTTGGTTTGGAGTTGGAGACTTTAACAATACTAGCCGCCCGCCCGGGGTTGGGGAAAACTTCGCTGGGTTTAAACATTGCGCGAAACGCTAGTACGGAGGGCAACAAGGTTTTGTTTATCTCTATCGAGATGAGCCGAGCCGAACTTGTCGACCGGTTGCTTTGTTCTGTTGCTGAGGTATCGCTGCATCTTGCACGCTCCGGGATAATACAGAAAGACACCTACAGGAAATTGGCGGACGCTGGGAACTCGATGTATAATATGCCGCTAGTCATTGCAGACAAGCCCGGGGCTCAACTCTCGGACATAGAGCGGATTGTCGGTCAAGAGGCGGCGAGAACTCCGGCGTTGAGGCTTGTGGTTGTTGATTATATCCAACTAGTCAATGCGATGGATAAGGGTATGTCAAGAGAGCAAGAGGTTTCGTTGATATCGCGAACGCTTAAGAAAATTGCCCGCCGTTATGGCGTCGCCGTGCTCGCTCTCTCCCAGTTGTCGCGTGCTAGTGAAAAACGCGAAGATTCAAAGCCCAGACTATCAGACCTCCGCGATTCGGGGGCGATTGAGCAAGACGCCGACGTTGTTTTGTTTTTGTCTAAGCAAAACCAAGTGTCAAGCGTTATCGATGTACATTGCGCCAAGAACAGGAACGGCCCGACGGGGAGCCTATCCCTTGAGTTCCGGGCGGAGTTCACAAAGTTTGTGGATAAGGAAATTTAAAAAATTTAGGAAACAAAAAGGAAGGGGGAATTATGAAAATAACTACGGCGCAATATAAGGCAATGACCAAAGGGGTAGGGGGGAGCAAGTATAAGGCTATCAGGACGCAACACGGCGGCCGTGTGTATGATTCTAAGGCTGAGGCAGACTACGCACGGAGACTTGACGAGTGGAGGGAGGAGGGGCTTGTTGAGTGGGTTTTGCCTCAAGTTACAATCCCATTGGGGCCAGACTTTTCAACTCGCGTTGACTTTTTGGTTGAGCATTTGGGTCAACCCCGTTTGGTGCTGGGCAAAGAGACAAGCAGAACCGAGGTGATAGCCGTTGAGGTTAAGGGATACGAGACGCCGCGGTTCCGCAAAATAAAAAAACTCTGGAGGAAGTATGGGCCGTTTCCTCTCTGGGTTGTCAAGCAGGGCAAGATTGAGGAGATAATTACAGGGGGAGGCTCAGATGGTTGATCGCACCGTCAAGGATTACTTCGCCCCTACATTGACGCCACCCAGGAGGCCCGGGGGGTATGAGTTGTTATCGGATGCAATACTTGCACAAGCCCTTGACGATTGCCTTGTGTCGCCTCCCTCTTGTGTGGCGGATCGCCAAGGGCGTGAGTTAAACACCCCGGCGTCGGTTGCGTCTTATTCGACGCATCGCCGGGAGGCGTTGCGGGGGAGGGATTCGGCCCTTTTGTTCTTGATGCGGCGGGGGTTGTGGATGGTGGCCTTATGCGATCATTGTGGTTATTCCTCGACTGAGTTACAGCGAGCGGCAAAGGTGGCCCTAAGTGCCCGGCCGGGTTCGCAAAAATTAAAGAGGCAAACCTGGGCGACGGTCGCCGAAGGTACGGATAAGGTTTTAAAATCAGCCGGAGCGGGAGGTCGGATAAGACGCCGCGGCGGCCGGAAGTGGAGACAACAAAAAGAAGACGATAAAAAACAGGATTGACAAACACCCCTCCGTCGTATAAGTCTTTAGATTATCAATAAAGACAACTACGGAGCCCACCATTAGCAAAATAAAATCCCTTGACGATTTAACGCCAGACCAACAGAACGCCAACCAAGGCACGGAGCGCGGGCTTGCTATGTTAGAGGGGAGCCTTGAGCGGTACGGCGCTGGGCGCTCTATTCTGATAGATAAGCATGGCTCGGTTATCGCCGGGAACAAAACGCTACAAGCGGCAAACGAGAAGGGGCTAGGGGTGCGGGTTGTTGAGACGACAGGGAAAGAACTTGTCGCCGTACAGCGTACCGACCTGGATTTAAACGAAGGAGAGTCCGCCCGGAAGTTGGCTTATTACGATAACAGGGTCGGAGAGTTGGATTTGAATTGGGACGGTGAGCAAATATTTAAGGACATCGAAAGCGGGCTTGACCTCGGGGATTTGTGGACGGCCGGAGAACTCCCGGAGCGGGAGGTCGGCGAATTGCCCGACGCTCCTAACGCAAAGTTTGAAGAGGCAAAGGAGTTACTCGAAAAGTATCAAGTGAAGTTGGGGCAACTTTGGAGGTTGGGCGATCATCGACTTGTTTGCGGTGACTGCACTGATAAGGCGACGATGAATTATCTCATGTCTGGGGTAAAGGCTGATATGGTGTTCACTGATCCACCTTATGGTGTGAATGTTACTGGCAGGGGTGGAAATTCCCTCGCTGGGGATATTTCGTTCACCTGTATCCCCCTTATGTTTTTGAGGCTGGATGAGGTTTTAGCCGACAAGGCTTGGGTGTATATCTGTGGGAGTTGTTCTAATATGGCTTTGTATTGTAAGATGTTTGAGGAGTATTTCCGCAGCATTCCGAATGTGATTGTTTGGGATAAGGGCCACTTTGTTATGCGGCGTAACGGTTATCACTCAAGTTATGAGTTTATCTATTATGCATTTCGTGAAGGCGGTGGAGACCGCTGGTATGGAGGACGGGGAGATCGTGACGCCAGCGATGTATGGCGCTACTCTTCACCGCATGACAGGCAACATTTGACACAGAAACCCATTGAGATTCCAACCCGCTCGATCAGCAACTCGTGCCCTAAGGACGGTGTTGTATTAGATCCTTTTCTTGGATCAGGAACGACGTTGATCGCTGCAGAGAGACAAAAACGAAAAGGATATTTTATTGAGATTGATCCGCTATACGTTGCAGTAGCCTTGCAGCGCTGGGCAGACTTGACAGGCAAGGAGCCGGAGTTGTTAACCAAATGACCGACAAAGAGAAAGAACACCGAGAGAACAGGGAAGCCCGCCCGAGGTACAAGGCGCCTGAGGCGCTGTTGAAAAACAGATACAAACCCGGGCAAAGCGGCAACCCTAACGGACGGCCGAAAGGGCAAAAGGATGGGCTTAGGGCGCACTTGAACAGGTTGCTACAAACACAAGCGCCCGACGTCGTTGTTGATAAGTTAAAAGCATACGGCTTACAGGTTAACGGCCGGGGCCGGGTGACGTCTAACGCCGCAGCGATTGCCGGCGTTGTTACCTTGATGGCCCAACAGGGCAACCCGGAAATGATAAAAATCATTGAGCGCCAAACGGAGAAGCCGCTGGCGCAGTCTGTAGAGATGAAAGTTGAGGAGATCGCACCTGAGCGCAAACGATTCATTGATCGCGTTGTTGGACTGGAAGAAGCGATGGACAGCGACGCCGGCAAAAATTAAACGGCAAGCCCTAGAGGGAGCGACCGAGCATGATTTTAATTTTATCTCTCGAGAATGGTGGCTTAATGCTCGCGCCTCGCAATGGTTGCCACAGGGTGATTGGGCCGTGTGGCTTATCCTTACAGGTAGGGGGTGGGGTAAGACACGGACGGCGGTCGAGACCGTCAACGTTTGGGCCAATACTGGGACTTATGGGAGATTCCACTTGATCGCACCGACGGCGGGAGATGCTCGAGACGTGATGGTCGAAGGCGACAGCGGTTTCCTTAATGTTGGGAGAAGTTCTGAGCGTCCAACATACGAACCAAGCAAGCGCCGCCTAACTTGGGCAAATGGAGCCGTAGGAACGCTTTTCTCCGCGGAAGAGCCTGATAGGTTGCGCGGCCCTCAATGCGATTGCTGGTGGGCCGACGAGGTGCGTTCCTGGGCAAACCTACAAGAAACTTGGGACAACTTGCAATTAGGGGCAAGGTTGGGCGATCAAGTGCGGGGGATAGTTACAACGACACCCCGGCCGCTTTTGTTCCTTCGCGAATTATCAGAGAGGGCCGACGTTGCTTTAACTCGGGGCTCAACGTTTGAGAATAAAAAAAATCTTTCCCCTTCCTTTCTTGAGGCCCTAGAGGACAGGTACTCCGGCACGCGGTTAGGCCGGCAAGAGGTAGAGGGCGACCTGTTAGCAGACAACCCCGGGGCGTTATGGCGTAGGGAGTGGATCGAGGAGAACCGCGTCATTGGATGCGATGTTGACCTTGTTGCTCTATATGTGGGGCTTGACCCCTCCGCAACGAGCGGAGGGGATGAGGCCGGCGTTGTCGTTGCTGGGCGCGGGTCAGATGGGCGTTATTATGTTATCGGTGACCACTCTCTCCAGGGGCCGCCGCACGAATGGGCAAAGGCGGCGCTAACTGCATACTATACACACGGCGCGGATAAAATAATTTACGAAAGAAACCAGGGCGGGGAGATGGTAAAATTGACATTGAGAACCGTCGACCATGCGGCCTCCATTGACTCCGTATGGGCGAGCAGGGGGAAAGCAACGAGGGCGCAACCTATCGCCGCACTATATGAGCAGGGCAGGGTCTCTCATGTTGGGCGGTTTGACAAGTTGGAGGATGAGTTGTGCCAATGGGCCGACGGCGACTCCGTGTCTCCTAATAGGCTTGACGCACTAGTGTGGGTTTTATCAAAATTGCATTTTGGGTCGCGGTTGTTATCTTCGAGCCGGGAGGCAGTAGGAATTTAAAATGACAACGCTAAACTTAAAACAGATCGAAGAAATTTTAGGATCGCCAGACGCGCAACGGAAGCGCGACTCGATGACACGGCGAATCGATTACTATACAGGAGCGCAAGCAATAACGCGCAACCAACGACAGAACCCGGATGGCTCGTCGCGTGTGGCTACCGTCCACAATAAAATTAGGGAAATGGTCGACCGCTTAACTGGGTTCTCGTTGGCGGACGGTGTGAAAATTTCGCACTCAGGACTTGACGCCGACTTGTCATCGGACAAAGAAGGGCAGACGGGGCTTGATATTTACCAGGAGATCAAAGCAGGGAACGACCTTGAGACGGTTGACGTTGAACACTTCCGGGAGTGTTTGGTTTCTAATTTTGCCGTTGAGATACATACAACGATCGAGAAGGACGGCGCTATCGAGTTGGTTATAACACAAACCCCCTCGCATGAGTGGACGTTGATTTATAACGAGAGTAACGAATTGTTTGTCGGTATTCGTCAAACCTTGATCCCTGCGTGTTCTTATTGGCGCGGAGAATATCAGGCCGAGACGGTGCGAGTTGTGGAGGTTTACGACTCCGAGGAAATTTCCTTTTATAAGGATACAAAGTACAAACGTGCAGCGCGCACGGCGTATAAACAACGGGTGAGTCTTGAGGCCGCCGGCGACTCTGTTATTCATAATTATGGGCGGCCCCCTCTTGTGGTGTTCTCCACCACGCGGGATAGGGTCAACTATATTTCGGATTCAATGACCGGCCTACAAGACCACCTAAACGACTTGCTGTCAGGCAACGGAAACGATGTAAAACGGACAAGCGACGGTATGCTGGCCCTGAAAGGGTATGAACCATCCGCCGAGAATGAGCGGGTCGTTGAGAAGGCGAAGGAATCCGGCGTTATAATTCTAGCCGCCGACGGGTCAATTGAGAATATAACTTTTGGCTCTTCCGTTGATCGTGTCCGATACCAAGTTGACGAAACCCGGCAATCACTATTTGAGGAGGGCGACGTTCCAGACATTGAGCGCATCGTCGGAGCAACAGGGTCAACCTCTGGGATTGCTCTAAAATTAAAATCAACGCCGATGAAACATCGCGCCGACATGATGTTGAAATATTTTAAAAATGGGATAAGAGATAGAATTGATTTAATCAATCACGTTCTCGGAGTGTTGGGTAGTCCTCTGATTGAGGATTATAAAATAACGATAGAGCCCCGCCTGATCCTCAATGACGTTGAGGTGTGGCAAGCGATCCGCCAACTAGATAACCTTGTTAGCACTAAGACGCAATTATCACTGATCCCGGGCATTGACGACCCGAGCGGCGAGTTTGGTTTGTTGCAGGAGCAGCAAGGGGTTAGCGACGGAGCGGAAGACCCAGCACGGGCCGCCGTTGCCTTAGATAGAGCCGTTCAGATTTCGGCTACAGCCTTGGAGCCCGTTATGGATTCCATGATTCAGCAAGTTGGAGACGCTGCGCTGGGCTCGATGATTAAGAACGGATCAATCGACGACTTAATAAAACTAAGGCAGAACGCCGGAAGCGAGGAACCAAATGCGTAGGGTATTACTTAACGCCCTTGACTATAAGAGCCCAAGGAAAAAAAGCAACGCCTCGAAGATGTTTCCTAATGGTCGCCCGCTGATTATGCCTCGGGAGCACAGGTATAGGGCGCCCGTTCCCAAGTGGACGAGCGTAAGGCCCGGGGGAACGCTTTTGCTTTGTCGTGGGTGCAAGACATTCCAGAGCCGCTTGATTTGGTACTATGGCGTTGAGGGGCCTTTTTGTCCGCCGTGTAAGGCGAAGGTTCAGCGGGCCGGAGTTGACAAGGCGTTTTTGTGGCGCACGTTCCGACCTAAATTGAGCGTCGGAGTTTAATCCTGATGGTTGCAGACAACACCGCCCCAATGACAAAAAAGGAAATGATGGAAATCATGGAACTGGCTGGGATGGGTGAATATCTAACCGCAGACAAAAAAAAAGCCGCAGCGCTTGCGGAGATGTTATTGCAAGGGGCGGCGGTAGTGCAAGAGCAACTCGAGCCGGAGTTGTACGCTAAATATCTAGACGCGATAACGTCAAAGACAAGCCCCGCCTCACTGGAGCACGCGCGGGCTAGGTCGATAGCAGACGCTAAGCGAATTACTGGGAATATGACGCAATCGGAATTGTCAAAGATAAATAATCAAATTGCTAAAGGGCTAGAGGCCGGACTGCATCCGCACAGGGTGGCCTCTGGGTTGTCTGAGGTTCGAGGGCTAGACGCTGCAAGGGCGGCGCGATACAGGAAAACAATTGAATATCTTGAGTCTTCAGGGTTGACCGATGATGCACAACTCAAGAAGCGCGCGGAGCAAGAGTTCAAACGATTGCTTAGGGACAGGCGGAGAGTCATAGCAAGAACAGAGATGAGGGACGCACAAGGCACGGCGCGAATGTTTGAGGCAAAGCGGAGGGGGTCAAAGTTTAAGTTATGGAACACCGCCGGCGATGATTTGGTTTCCGAGCATTGCGAAGATAACGAGGCGGCGGGAGCAATCCCAATGGACGAGGCGTTTCCGTCCGGGGATATGAGGCCGCCCGCTCATCCGAATTGTAGGTGCAACGCCTCTTTTTATTCAGACGAGGGAGACGCGAAGGAAAGCGCAGAATTAAAACCCGCAAGGGTTGGGGCATAAAATAAAATAGGAGGAATCATGGCAGAACTTGCAACGTTGGGGCCAAAGACGAAAACGGAAAACCCCGAGACAGGGACGGAGAAAGACGCGGGCCTGATCGAATCGGTTTCCCCGGAGTCGGCGACGGACACGGCGACATTCACGGCGGAACAACAATCAGAAATCGAGCGGCGCGTCAATAGCGCCGTGTTAACTGCAAACGAAAAAGCCCGAGCAGAAAAGAAAGCGGCGTTAGATGTTGAAAGGGAGCGACTCGAAAAAGAGCGACTTGTGGAGAAGGGCGAATGGCAAAAAGTCGCCGAGAGGAATCAAGCAGAGTTGGACGTACTAAAAGCCAACCAAGCCCGGAACGATCATATCAACGCCGTTTCGGGGGCGCTCAAGATGGACGGATTGTCCGACTTGTCGGACATCGTCCTTAGGAAGCGAGAGACGCCGGAAGAGTTTGCGGAGATGGCAAAAGAAATAAACCTATTAATTGAGCAGCGAGTCGGCGAAAAACTCAACGAACGTTTGAACATCGGGAAGCCGACCCGGTCTGTTAATTTCGCACCGCCTTCCGGGCCTGTTGATTTTTCAAAAATGACGCCGACAGAATGGGCAGAGTACAAGGGATCGAATAAGATCAACACATTAAGAGGAGGGAAGCCCCCAAGGGAGGCTTGACCCCTCACAAATTTATTTCAGGAGGATTTGAAAAATGGCAAATGAAACAACATCTACCACACTGAATGATCTAATCCAGGCAGCCATTGCTGAGGCCACCCTTACTCAATCACAAGGGGCCGACCTAACACAGACGGTGCGAACGATGGACGTTCCGCGCGGAAAGTCTGGCGTTATTTTCCCCGACTTTGATTCGGAGACGGCGGCGACGGTTGCCGAAGGGACAGATTTATCCAACACCGCCTTTTCGACCGGGGGAAGTACCATCTCATGTGGGGAGGTAGGAGTCCAACTCACATTAACTGATGTCGCCGATTGGCAATCACAGCCCGCAAACGTTGGGGCTCAATTGGGTGAGGTGGCCCGCGATGCGATAAACTCAGAAAAAACACAGGCGATATACGCCCTTCTTGGTGGCTTCAGTACGGCGATCGGAAGTTCTAACACTAACATCACTGAGGCCCTGATTCTCCAGGGCGCGAGGACACTTAAGGGGGCACGAGCACCAAAGCCGTTTTATTTGGTTTGTACTCCGCACGTTGCGGAGGATGTGTCGTCGCTGTATGCGACAAGCACATCGGTCACAAGCGAACAGATCCGCCGCCTAGTTTTGGACGAGGGGCAACTGCCGCCGATACACGGCGTAACCCTATTGGAAGTCGATAACCTCGCCCCGGGTTCGGGGAGTGGGGGCATCGACGAAGCCGATACAAATACCGGGATATATAGCCCCGGGGCTATTGGGCTTGCGTTAGGGTATGACCTGCGAATAGAACAGGAACGAGACGCATCTTTAAGGGCCTCTGAATTGGTCTTTACATCTTTTTACGGCGTCGGTGAAATCAAGGATTCGTACGGCGTTGAATTGTTAGTAGACAACGCCGACTAGGTTTATTCTTTTGCGCGATCGAGTGCAAGAGTTTTCTCCTTTCTAAGATGGAGGGGGCGGGGTCAACCCTTCCCCCTCTACCTTGGGAGGGAACTAATCAAGGAAAGGATTTAAAATGAGATCAAGAAAAACCCCACAAGGGCCGCCGGCTTACGCCGAGTGGAGAAACCCGGGAGCGCCTCCCGAGTCAGACCCGACACTGATGGTTAGAGCGAACACGGCAGACATAGGCGAACACTGGCGCCGTTATTATTATAACCGCAAGGGGCAGCGTGTTGTTGAGGGGTGGGTGATGATGTGGACGCCGCCCAAAGACACCGTGTTAGTTAAGCGCGGCCCATCGGGCGAAATGATTCGAGAGAAAAAAATAAACCCAGGCGGGAGGTTGTTTCAGTTACCGCCTGGCCGGCATCCTGGCGTTTATACGGCGAAGGGGTACACGCTGCGAATTCCCAACGGGCAGGAGGCACAGGAGACAAAGCGAGATGAGAAAAAAATCACTTAAGAAGGCGGCAGGCCGTTCTATTATTTCCCTTAAGGAAAAATTGACGGCGCCTCCAAAAGAGAAAGAGAAAAATCAGGTCTTGCACTGGAAGAACCCCGGAGCAGAGAAGGGGTCGGACTCGATAGAGATAGAGAACACGGGGGACAGATGGAGCCCTGTTTTTTATGATCGCTCCGGAGTTCGGCGGGTACACTACAAGCAGTGTTTGTGGCGCCCCGATGGGCGGATTTTTATTTTGCCGACCGGGAGAAGCGCGGAGTATTATACACGGCGAGGTTGGAGCGAGTCGCCGCCAAAGTAGGAGGGCCAAATGGTTGACGTTGCGGGGAAAATAAAGAGGCACCCATCAATCCTTAATGATAATCAAAATTATCAAGAGGATTTGGTTGACGCTTCAAAGTCATTTATTAGGACTTATTGCAGGTTGCCAGCGTTCCCAGACCTTGCGCGAGGATATTCGAGGAGCGGGTTGTCGCCGTCAACGGACATCTCCTCGATTGGTTCCAATAGTTTATTGATTGGAGCAAACGGACACGCCGCGGTTGAGGTTTCCGTCACTCTTGCATCTTGCACGACAGGGACAGCGACGGCAACGGAACTTCAGGCGCAGATCCGCGCAGCGTCCCCAAAAAGTTTTGACGAGATATCGGTTGATTATAACTCGGATACCTCTGGCTCTGAATATTACAAGGTAACCTCCGGCCGATACGGTGAAGGGTCTTTCGTTCGGGTTGGATTTAATGAGGACGCCAATGACGTTTGCGAGAACCTGAAGTTGTCTCCGAGTTATGGCGGCGTTGAGGTCTTGGGGTCTTGGGACGATGAGGAGTTACAGTGGGCGGCGGCGCAGTTAGTCGAAGAACGATACCGTCAACTTAAACTCGGGAACATCCCCGGTAATACTGGATTCACAGACCGAGACCTAAGCCCATCTTTAAGAAGTTTGCTACAGAATCGGCGACGTCTATCAACTCGGCGTTTCCCTTCTAGCATTCCCGAAATGGTCTAATGATAACGAACAACATTGACGGCGTATTGAGAGAGGCCAAGAAAATCATGGGGAAAGACTTGCTCCGATTCGCCGAGAGTATGGCCGGGGCAATGGCTGAGAGGGAAGCGCCCATTTTAACGGGGCACTTGCGCGGGTCGATAAAAATAAACGCCGAGAGAATCCCCGAATTTGTGTTAGTGCAAACGGAGACGGGCGGCGGTGGGCCAGGGTACGGCGGATACGTCCAACTAGGGACGAGCAAGACGGCCGCCAACCCATATTTTAACCGAGGGTTTGAGCACGCAAAGTCACGGGTTAAACCCGGGAGGAAGGGTTGATGGTGACGAGCCCAACAAAGGTTGACGCCAACGCCGTCCTTGAGGAGTTCTTATCATCGACGGCTAGCGATATATACGTTGAGGTCGGCGATAGGGTTTATGAGTCGCGCCCGCCGTCACGTTTTACAAATACAAGCGCCGCCCTTGTTTATTCTTTCGATTCTGAAATTCAGATCGGAATAACGGCGCAAAGTAGCGCCGTGGTGACATTTAAATGTTACGGCGGTACAACGGCGACGATTGATTGCCGGAGGGTTGCAAGGGCGTTGCACGATAGGATGACGGGCGGAGGGTCGGCGCAGTCTAGCGGGTCTTTTGTTTTTGGCTCCCATCTCTTGACGCAAGGGCCGCTTTTTGACCCGTCCGAAAATTGGCCGTTTATGCTGGCACGGTTTCAAATTACTATAGGGTAAGGAGGTTTTTTCATGGCCGCAGAAATCAATCACATTGTTAATCAAATAGCACTAGGGGACGCAAGCGAGGCGCTGCCGTCGAGTCCCTCCGCAGGGTCAAATATTACCTTGTCGGGAAATTGGGCCGCGCTAACTTGGAACTTAGGCGACGACGGCGTTTCCTTTACGTTCTCGGAGGAGGAGGTGGATATTGATTCACCGACAACACAATTCCGGTTGGATGGGCACTTAATCAAGAACGGGATGGAGGAGTGTACTTTCAACGCTGCTCAAATAATCGCCGCCACATTTTCTGACTCATCCTCGGGGGTATCGACGGGGGCCGTAACTGAGGAGGGAACGGTGGTAACGAAGCGAAGCCTATTAGTTGAATTTTACGGCATCGGCCTTATCTATTGCCCCAAGGTTAGATTGAGAATTGTGGGGATTGATAGCAACGTCAACGGGTTGGTGAATGTTAAATATTCCGCTAAGGTTTTTGCAACGTCGTCAATCCCGGGTGGTTGGCAATACGTCGCATATTAGGGGGCCGTTATGGGGTTTTATATTTCCAATTTTCAGGGGCACTACCACATCTTAGACGATGCAACAAAGCAGGTCGCAAAAGACAAAACCGGCTTGCCGTATTGTGGCCCGGGGGTGAAGACCTTACGAGAGGCGGAGGCGTTGTTGCCTGATGGGAAAATAAAACAAACGCCCGAACATTTTGCAACGAAGAGAGCGAAAAAGAAAACAAATAGAAAGGGGAAGAAATGAAGGAATCTGACGTAATAGGGAACAGGGAATTTACCTTGTTTCAGTGCAACGGCACGACGTACAGGGCGAGGGCGTTGCCCTATCTTGACGCCCTGCGCTGGCTAGAAAAGGTAAACGCTCTGGCAACGTATGACGAGCAACTATCGCAAGCCAGCGGGGACTTGATTAAGATGGGGGCGATTAAGATAAAATATGCGGAGGCGTTGGCGGATTGTGTCCTTGACTACAACCCCGATTGGGACAGAGAAGAAATGAAAGGGAAAGTGTCGCTGGAACAAATCAGCGAGGCTTTTTTGCGGTTGCGAGACATCAACGACCCTTTCGAGAGAATACAATCGAGGGAGTCGACGAAGTTATCACAGCGGCTATCAGGGCTTCCGCCGGACGTAATATCGCAAGCGCTGAAAATGACGTCCTCCCAATAGCGGGGGGGTTGATTGGCATAGCGCAAGCGCTCCCAGGGCTCTCACCTTGGGACATTGCGACAAGTTGGACTAATGGTCAGGTTATGTTAGCGACGCTTGTTTTATTTCGGCAAAATTTAAAAATGCAAAACGAATCAACAACGACACAGACACGGGCCGCCCCAAAGATAACAGAGGAGCGCCGAGGCGGCCGGATTTTCCGGAGGACGACGTACAGCCCGGGACAACTACTTCAACACGTTGGAGGGGGTCAATAGACAATGCCAATTAGCGCAGGCGATGCGGTATGGACGATACGGGGCGACCTGTCCAAATTAAATAAAGCACTAGACGAGGGAGCCGCCAACGTTAAGGGCGCCAGCGCGAAAATCTTAAAAAACTCGCGAGCCGTTGGTATTGGAATAACGGCGATGGGCGCATCAGTAACGGCCGGGGTTCTCGCGGCCGTCTCCTCTTTTGCAAAGTATGGAGATGAGATCGGGAAAATGGCACAGCGGACGGGGTTTTCAACTCAGGCCATTTCCGTATGGAGGCACGCCGCAGAGCAAACAGGGACGTCCATTGAGTCCGTCGAGAAGGCAATCAAAAAAGCGAGCGTATCAATATTAAACTTTGACATCGAACAGAAAAAAGCGGCGGAGTCTGGGAAACTTGCCACGGGAACATATAGCACGATGTTCTCAGTTCTTGGTCTCTCGGTGGAGCAACTAAAAGGGGCCGCTCCGGAAGAGGCGTTCGCCGTTATCGCCCAGGCGCTGCAAAAAGTCCCGGATGAAATGGAGCGCCTAGCCTTGGCGCAGCAAGTGCTAGGTCGTTCGGGGGCGGACTTGTTGCCGTTAATAATGCAAGGCAAGGAAGGGCTCGCCGCTTATGGAGCAGAAGCGGGGAAGTTGGGGTTGATACTTGAGGACACGAAATCACAGGAGGCGTTCACCGACAATATGGACGAGATGAGGAAGTCGTTCCAGGGATTAATAAATAACCTCGTTCCGGTTCTCCTCCCGGCGCTAGTGTCGTTAATTGAGTTTATCACGGCCCTTGTTGTTAAGGTGACGGAGTGGAGTAAGAATAATACAGGGCTAGCGAAAACGGTGGCCATTGTTGGTGCAGCGTTGGGGGGTATTGCATCTATTATTGGCCCCGTGCTTATTGTTCTTCCCGGACTAATCACGGCGTTCGGTGTGGTCGCTAAGGCGGCGATTAAGATTAAGCCCGCCATTATGGGATTGAGTGGGCCTTTTGGGTGGATTACTGGCGCCGTTATACTGTTAACGGTTGCGATTGTCAAAAACTGGGATACAATCAAGAGCGCCTCAAAGGCGATGTGGGATTTTGTTGTCCGGGGGTTTGATTGGTTGCTCGGTAAAATCAAATCAATTATCGGATCAATTAAAAAAATGTTGGGAGGCGGCATATTTGGGTCAATTAAGGATTTTGTTTCCGGCGGAATTTCGGGCGCCGTCTCGTTAGGGCAAGCCGGCGTTGATATGGTTACCGGCGGGGGGGATAATATGAGCGGATCAACAACGCCGCAAAGCGTGAGCGCTAACGTCAACTTCAACGCTCCCGTCAACGTTAACTCCTCAAGTCAAATACACGAACTCGCGGAGACAATGGGCGCACGATTACAAGCAGACCTCCGCGCCGTTGGGGTTGGTATATAATGGCGAGCAACGGAAACTCATTCAATTATAACGCGATTGATTTCGGCGAAACGTCCAATTATAACCTTTGGGTTGTGTCTCACAATATGCCATCTATCGCGCAGCCGAGGCTCTATATGATGAATTTGTCGGGCGCTCATGGGAGCGTCTCTTTTTCTTCATTTTACGAGCCTATGTATTTTAATTTGGACTGCATCGTGTTAGCAACCAACGAGGAAAACAGAAAAATACAAGTCGGGAATGTTATTTCTCAACTAAAAAATACCATAGTAGGCGAAAAGAGTTTCACCCTTGACGACGACCCCGACTCGGGGGTTTATAATGTTCGGCTAGTTAATGGGGTTGACTTGACCCTTGCGATTAATGGGGCGCAGTTTCCTTTGACTTTTGTCGCACCCGACCCAATACCGACGTAACAACAAGGAAATAAAATGGCTCAAATCTTACACCGAAACGTTGTTGATGATTGGTTCGCAACTCTGGACGTTGCGCCGGACGGTAGCACAACGTCAATCGACCTTGCATCTTCAGGGGCGACGGGCTCGCCCGATGTTCCTTTTTATTTTAATATCGATCAAGAAATAATAAAATGCACCGCTATCGCCGTGGACACCCCGTCGTCGGGGAAGGATAGGTTGACAGTTGTACGCGGGGTTGCCTCTACGTCGGCGGCGTCTCACCTTGTCACGGCGGTAGTTGAGCAATCAGCCTTTGCCATCCAAATAACGGAACTACAGGAGAAGCAGGAAATACTAGAAAAAACGATTGTCAACAGTTACGGCGGAGCCGCCGTCGAGGGTGTTGTTCGCACAAGCGACTCAACCCAACTCGAGACGGTGCAGCAGGGCACGCCCGATATGACGGTGAAAATAAAAGAGGGTTCTTCCGTCGTGTCCGGTTCGATTAGTGGCATTCTCTCGGACTATACAACGCCAACAATCACCGCCCCCTCGGGAAATCCTAGAAAAGATATTGTTCAAATTAATCAAGAAAATTCAGTTACTGTTAAAACTGGAGCAGAGGGAAGCAGCCCTGCCGCTCCGGCGGTGGACACAGACAACTTGTTGCTTGCAACTATTGATTTAGCCGTCTCGCAATCGTCAATCACAACAAGCGACATCACAGACGGCAGGGTTTATATATAATGGCCAGGACGTTAAACCCGCCAGTGGCGGGCGGTATTGTACTCACAACCTAATAAAAGCGGTTCTAGGGCCGTTTCTGTTGGTTTTATGGCTATAATGGTAGCAGTGACAAACGAAAAAACACGAATAAAGACTAATGAATAGATGGGGCACTTTTCGCTTGGGGGCAAACCCTGACGACCCGGGGGCGTTCGCCGACGCCGGGGGCTACGCATCCCCGGGAGGATTCGCGCCGCGATGGTTTCGCGATGTGCCCGAGACCCAAGACGACTTGCTTTCCCTACCTTACTGGGAGCGCCCCCTTGGGGGCACTATTGGAGGCAGGGGGAAAGGAAAGCCCGGAGGGGTTGGGGATAACGCCCCCGAGGACAACGACACCTCGGCAACGATCCGCCTTCCTCAAGTGGTGGGAGGTACTCCAGAGGATTTGGCGGTTGATGTTGACCGGACGGTAAGTTATACAATTGAGATATTCCGGTCTTTTTCTTTTGTAGCAAAAGTTACAGAGTGGACGGCGGGGCGATTGAGAATGGAAATCGACAAGCCCTCCGAATTACAATTCTCGGTCGCCGGCAATTCGTCCTTGGCGGCGTCGCTGGAACCCCCAAACGTGATACACCTAAAGGATCGTTGGGGTTTTGTTATGGGAGTGTTCCACATCAAGCGGAGAGTTAAGCGCAGGGACGGCGACGCGTATTTTGTGGATGTGTTTGCTCAAGATGGATTAGTGCAGATGGCGAGAGAGCCTATAGCGACATATAACACCGGATACGACGAGCAACAAACGATGGCTATGGCGGGCGTCACTGATCCGCTAGGCAATAACGACGGATGGGTTAGGATACCAAAGAAAAAAAGAGTTGCCGACATAATCGGCGACCTATTAAGCGAGCAAGTGCAATCCCCTGCAATTGGTTTTGGTAAAATATCAAGATCAATTGCCGACTTTGAGGTTGCTTTTTCCGTCGACGTGACAACGTTGCTTGACGCCGTCCAAAAACTCCAAGCCGCATTGCCAAAGCAATTGGCCGGGCATCAATATTATGACGCTAAAAATAGATTTAACTGGACTTCAAGCGTTGGGACAAGGGGCGAGTCAATCGAGTTAGGGAAGGGGTTGCAGGGAATAACGCACGAGGCCGACTGGGATGAGGTTATCACTCGACTCTATTTATACGGCGAAGGTTCTGATCATCGCACGAGGGTAAAACTAACAGACAGGGGGGCCGATTCGGCTTATGAATACGTCACCGCGTCGACTAGCGGCGCATACGGCGTCCTACCGCGTATTAAGGTATTAAACAACGTCAAACACCCCGCAACCTTGCTCAATATTGCAAACAGGACGATTGAGGAATTTAAAGACCCCCAACTTTCTTTGACTATTAACGCCATTGATTTAAGCCGGACGGACACGGCGGGCTTTGAGTCTATAAATGATTTTTATGTGGGGAGCGAATACCGGGTTATAGACTCCGACCAGAGCCTTGACCTAACGGTGCGCGTTCAGTCAATAGAGCATGACCTGGAGAACCCCTTGCCGGTCACAATACAACTTGACAACCGACGGAAAAGTTTCTCGGATTATATAAAATTCATCATTGACCAAATGAACCCCCCTGTCGACGTCAACGACGACGGGACAAGATACCCAAATATTAAGCGGACTTTTTACGGCGACGAAACCGACTCGACCTCAGCAAATTACATTCCGGGTTTAGTTTACAGGGACGGCGACCAAAGGACGGAAGCGCTAGGAGTGAGCGTCCGCAGGAAGCAACGCTGGGTTCAGCAAGGAATATATTATAATGGGCTAGCAAAATCGAGCCTCCCGGATGACGAAAATATAGAAAAGTATGCGATGGCGAGGACGGACGATGCAAGGCTCTATAAACGGAACGAAGATAACGACGGGTGGACGTCCGCGGACTCCTTCCCGGAGGGGACGCAAAACGCCGGGCTTTTCAAAATAACCGGGGAGGATTCCGGGGCCTGGCAAATAAAGCGGATAGACTTAGACGGCGCAGAGTATGGGGACACTTTTTCGGGTGTTAAGGTTGGGCACTCAATGCTCAACGCGTACGCCGTCGATGACATTGTTTTTGCTGTCCCAATACGGAACGGCATCGACTCAGAGGAATCAACGTTCGGGATTATGAATCTAGCGACAGATGACGGGATTTTCAAAATAACCGCAGGGACTGCGGGTGATTGGACAATACAGCGCCTCGGAAACGATGGGGCCACCTATGGGCCGGAGTATGAGTCGGTGACCGTTGTTAGTGGACACGGTGACCCGTTCGAGATCAACGACACGGTGTTAGCGCGCAGCGTCCCAACTCTAGGCGGATCGCAGAGCGCCGCCGTATCCTGGAAAATATGGAACGGGTTGACGGTGGAGGCTTAGATGGTCACTAGAGCCAAGGTTCCAGCGGTTCCAGTTTATGGCGTCGTGTTGGGTCGAGATTCAGAAATCGGAGACATAAGCCCGGGGGAGATTACAGCGGCCGGAGGGCTTGTCCATAATTTAAAAAAAATGGAACATCAACTTGTCGCATTGACCCAAATGTTACAGCACGTAACACACAGCCCCAACGCCTCTAGCCCAATAGAAATATGGGATCCCGTCGAGGTTGCCGGAATATACGCGGGGCACACAGGCGCCGACCCAGGGAAAGTACAAGTAAGCGATTCGCTTTATGGGGCAACGTATCACGATATGACAACCACAAACGGCATCAATGACGAGCAATACATAACAGGGACAATAAGGACATGGATTGACGCTATAAGATCAAGGGCCGGGATCGTTGCGTGGAATTGGAGTTTCGGCAGCGATGAGAGGGTTGTTATGACCGGGGCTTTAATCGCCGAATATTGGGAGGCTATGGGTTCACTCGACGAGCACTCGGAGCGGGGCGAAGGGTACGAGGCTTCCGTTCGCAAAACGTTTTGGGATGGCGCCGTGTCAAATTACGACTGGGACGGAAACGGAGTGGGGCCTGCCTATTGGCGCGCAGGATTGGAGGTTGAAGACGACTTGAACTATGAGGACAGACACATTTATAGGTTTGGCGAGGAGACGCGCCGCAGCGGGGTTTATACGTTCCTTGTCGCTCAACACGACGACGAGGGCATCTTGCACGCGAACACAACAAGCGCCGGTCAATGGGAGATTGTGCACGGCGTCGATTCATCGGGCGACGCTGAGGACGCGTGGGAATCAACGCCCGTCGGCACAGTTATCACGGCGCAAACAACCCCCGACACGGGGACACACAACGACACATACACAGACCTAATTGACTTGACGGGCATCCACCCAACATCAGGCAGCGGCGACTATGCTTATAGGGTTCAATACGTCACCGAGTCACCGTTGACGGACACGGGAAAAACAAATAGGCGTTTTTTTTCCGCGTGGGGGGGGGCGTCGGGAGGAACTAAGGCGTTCGCATTATGGCCCTCTGGTGGGGACGGTGCATCCGACCGGGGAATATGGCAGCCGGGCAAACAATAATCAAAGGGAGTAAACATGAGTTCAACCAGCGTATCAGCAACAGTTATCTCTAACTTTTCCGCGAAAGAAACATACACCTTGACATCGACGCCACAAGCGGCGTCAAGCACGACTATAATAAACCACAACGGGCTTGATTCCAGTAGGGCGCTAGACTCATCGACAACGCCGGCAATCACAAAAGTTGCAGTATTGACGGCGACCTTGTCGGGAGGGGCTCTAACTCTCAACCTAGCCTCTCTCACGGGGACGGAGGGGGAGACGGTCGACGGTACAGGGTTAAAGGTTCAGGTTCTCAAGTTGTCGGCGTCGAGTGCAAACACCGGGGCTATAACTATCGTACCTGGCGCAAGCAATGGAATTAATTTGCTCGGGGCGTCGTCTAGTCTTGCCGTGTACCCGGGCGGAGAGTACTTGTTATATTTCGACGACGAATCCCCGGATATCTCCTCGAGCGTAAGAACCCTTGACTTGAGCGGAACAGGAACCGAGGCGTTAAGCGTCGGCGTCCTTATGGGATAGGAGAATAAAAATGGAAAAATATATTAAAAGATTATGGCCCGCGGGCGTGTTGCTTTTGTTTGTTGCGGCGATAGGTAGCAACCCCAGGATGATGCAGGATTTACAAATAAACAACGCCTTGTCTATTATCTCAACCGACCCCGAGTTGATGGTTGAGGATTCGGACGGCTCGCGATCGCTGGAAATAAAGGCGGCGGGAGACTCGGCCTATATACAAGCAGACAACGACAGCAACGGGGACGCCCTAACATTAAACTTATCGACATCACAAACAACGATCAAAAACCTAAGCGTTGACACGGCGTCCTTGGTTGTTGATAGTGAATTGACGCAGGCGGCGGACTCTTCCGGGGAGGGGCCGTTTCAGTTCGCAGTATGGACTCAGCAAGGAGGCGATCAAGCGTATGATACAGCGAATCAGTGGTTTGATGATACGGTGTCGGGTTTTAGTTCTGCCAATTGGCGCTTCGCCGTTGATATACCGGTTGAACTATACGGCGGCACCGTCGTTATAGATAGCGTGGAAATTGAGGGTCATACATCAGATACAGCGCTGCATCTCGAATATTGCCGATTAATCAGGAACGACGGAAGCGGAGGGTTGGAGGTCGTAGACGTTGACAATACAGACTACGGCAACGGTTCATCGGGAACGTTCACTGTCTCGACATTCCCAACCGCGGCGTTAACTAGGGATACAGGGTACCCTGGCTGGCAGTTGCATCTATACTGGGACAACGGAAGCAACTTCTCAAGCGCCGAGGCTCGGATTTATAAAATAATCTTTGAATGCCACCTAGAGTAAGAGATAAAAAAAGGAGCGGAAAACATGAAACGATCATTGTTGATTTTGGGAATGGTTGGCTTGTCGTCTGTTGGTGTTTCGCAAACAGATAAGGACATACGGAACGGCGTCGCCGAGGAGGTGGTCAAAGCCCACCCCAACAAGTCAATTAACATTGTCTATGATGTAATCGCAAACACGACAGATTTAACCGAGGCCCAGAGGCTTGACGTTATCCAGAGGATAAGGCAAGCGCTAAAGGCTCCCCGGGTCGCAGCAATAAAAAGCGCAATACCAGACCCCGAAACATTGATCGAAGAGATAGCGAAACAACTAGCAAGGGTGCAACAGGATGACGCAGGAGGGGACAGGAAGCCCCTTCACCGGCACATCAGGCAACTAATCGCATTAGATGACGCCGTCGATTTATCAATGTCTCTTGCCGCCTTTGTCGAATATGAACCAACCCCAAGGCCGACAATGACATTTATACCAACGCCAACGCCAACGCCATCTGGCAGCGGGGACGAATAAGGGGCGGGGAATTATGGGCAAGAATGAACCAAGAGAACTGGGAGGAGGCGCTGTTGTTTTTGGTCGCCCTGTTGCTCTCTTTGGTTGTGTTGTTTTCGAGTTAATAAAATAACGAAGGGGTTCCCATCTTGGACGACGCGCACAAAACCGAAATCATGGAGCGATTAACAAAAATAGAAACCCAACTAGAATATTTGGCCCATCACTTAACAGGGATAAAAAAAGAGATCGAATCGTTAACGCAGAATATTGAAAAAAAAGATTATGACGTCAGGATTGATCGACTTGAACAAGCACAAAACCAGTGTGACGAGCGGCGAGTTTTTCAAATGCGAATTGTATTCGGGGTATTGGGGGCGCTTGTCGTGAAAGGCGTTGCCGTTGTTGGATATCTAGTTTCCAAAGGACTCCCGACACAGTGAGGCCGGTAATTGAGAGGAGGCGGGGGGGGCGCTATTCAAAAAAATTTACTTGGTCGGTGGCCGGCGTTGCTTCGCTTATTATTGCACTACAGCCCGTCCTCTCTATGCTCGCAGCGTATACAACTACGAGCGTAAACGATATAACGGAAACGCACTCCAACCATGAGGACATCCTGGAGGCGTTAACCGTTAGGGTTGACAACTACGAGAGGCGGCTTGATGTGCTTAACAATATAATTAATCAACTTGATTTTGTCTTAGAGGATAACGGGTTCATGAATGACGGGCGACACGTTGTCACATACAGCGACACGCCGCCGGAGCAAGATTATAAATTTAACAAAATACCAGAATT